GCGCCTTGGCCGTCTCCAACTGGTTCCTCATCTGCGCTTCAACGACCTTCGGGTCCGGCTGCGGCTCGGGTTTGAAGTCCTCCGGCACCTCACCGAAGAACAGCGATGCGTCGCGCTCGCCCATGCATTCCGCAATAGCTGCAAGCGTGTTGCGGTAGTGCTGGAGCGTGACAAGCGGGTTGCCGGGACCAGCCTGCATCAGGATCTGTTCCTGCTTGGCTGCGATCACCATCAGGTTGTTCAAGCGTTGATGGCGAGAGACGCCAGCCTTGCCGACACTGACCGTGATGGCCGCTTCGTCCGACCAGCGGCGCGGATCGATGTCGACCCATTCCCCGAACAGCTTGACCTGACGGGGCTTGTCCTGGTGCGCGCACAGAAGCTGCAGGACGCGTTTTAGGATTTCTTCAAGAGCGAGGCCGAGCCAGCCAGCCACCATCTCGACACGGGTCTTGCCGGCAGCCTGCAACAGGTCGATTCCTGTTGCGGTCTTATTGAGCGCGGTCGGGTCCATGCCCTGGCTGTGCTGTGTGACGCCAGATGCTTCCTGGCCGCGTTGGTCGAAGTATTCGAGAGCCGTAAGGGCAGGACCGGAGATATCCGGCGTCACAGACTCCTTCATCGCGACGTTCACGTCGCCCTTGGCGGGGATAATTGCACCCTCTTCGTTATCAACGAGGGCGTCGATGCCGTCCTGATCGACAAGCTGCGTATTGACTACAGTCCGCGGGTTGAGGGTCTGCGAGAGACCGTCGAGCATGCTGCGGGTCAGCTCGGTGCGGATGCGCTGCGTCGAGTCCATCAGATCCGGCACAGACCGGCCAATCGCCCGGTGCGACACGCGGTACGGCGACCAGATCACATAATCCGACGCATCAACCTCGATGTTCTCCAAGATCACGTTGCCGACACGCTTAACCTGGCGGAGCTCGACAATCCCATCCCCGTCGAAGTCGATGCGGATGAACTCGTGATGCAGGATAACCTCGCGCCGGCCCTCGTTTGCGTACTTCGGCTCCGGGTCAACGTCGTCGTCTGGGAACCGCGCTGCCTTGCGTCCGTCGTCCCACAACGAGCTATCGCCACTCACCGAGTTCTTGAGTTCATCAAGCTCGTCTGCCGAGTCTGGGAACTCCCGCATCAGTTCCGCGAGATACCGCGTGCATTTCCTGCGGTGGTACTTTGCCTCGCGGATGTTGCGCGCCAGCTTATCGATAGCGAACTCTTCAGGCGGAACCGGGGAGATGTAGACACGGCCCGTTGCTGGCGTCTGGCGAACGCGCAAATTGAAAACGGGGCCCTGTGGCCCCTCTTCTTCGCTCTGCTCGAGGACTTCGTATTCAGGGTCCTGCAGGTATTCCGCCAGGATCTGGGGTGTCACACCAGCAAGTTCCTTAGGCGGCTTTGGCTGGGCCGGCTCCCACGACACCTGCATGATGCCGATGCGCTGCACCAAGCCGTCGAAGCCAATGTCGTAGATGTTCTCCCGGCCGTTGTTGTCCTTGAAGAAGATGTGGGCGAGATAGGCGGCAATGATATCGACCTTGCTCTTCTTCGACAGGATCGGCTGCCCGCTCTGAGGATCGACACCGAGCTGATAAGGCTGGTCGTCCTTGGCTGACAGCGCCTCGATGCTGATCAGATCGTTCGTGCTCGTAAAGCAGCGCATGAGATCCGGCATGATGGCGTGCACGTCGTCGGCAATGTCCTGCGTGACGACCTTCGACCGGCCTTCCTTCTCCGTTCCGTACGGCTCACCGAAGTACCGCTTGATGCCGTCTTCCTGGGCCTTGGCCAGCTCCGAGTCGTGATACGCCGCTGCGTCCGATTCCTCTTGGCAAAGAATGCGGCGCAGGTCGCCCTCGGTCAGCTTTTTAGGCTTATCGGTCAAGCAACCCTCGAGATCTTGCGTTTGAGGTTAGCGGTCTTTGCGATCCGGCTTGGGTCTTCGTACGCGACGCACATCAGGCCGAAGGCGTCTGCACCATGGCTCGACCAGTCGTGCTCGGGACCGAGACCGATGTTCCGATCATCGTCTGACTTCTTCTCGTGGTACCATCCGAGCGCATCGCGTCCGGCCTCCGTCGTGTCCTTGTTGAACCAGATGCTCGGGAAGAGCCGCCGCGCCGCCTCGATGCGCATCTTTGCGGCGCCCTTGCCCTGGTTGGGCACAACTGTCACCTCGAATTGCGCCGCTCTGAGCGCGCTTTCGTACGAGACGTCGTAAACCTTGTCGTTGGTCGCGCCGTCGTGAGGAAGGTAGCAATGCGCCTTCCCCCATCCGTTCTCGCGAAGCCATTGGACGTGCGTGGCAAGTGGTTGCCCGACCGCTTCGTAATAGTCTAGGACACGAACCTCTTTGCCGATGAACTGGGCAATCCAGATGGCGCAAGCGTCAGCCTTGGCCCCTGTGCCGCCAATGTCCCAAAACGCCCTGATGGACATGAGCGGATCTTGAGCAACCCGGGCGATCCGGCTCTTAGCCTCCGTGAGCGATTTGGCGTAGTAGGCGCCTTCAACTACGGTGACATAATCGCCTTCCCAGACGTGCTCGTATTGGTCCGGCCTCTTGGACTTATCTTCGAGGCGGGTCCTGTTCAGAATTGACGGGAACCACGGATTGTCTCGCCAATTGAGCTCCACGATCTTGCTGCCGGCGGGCGGGTCTTCGCGGAACCTTTTGTGCGTGGCGCTCTTCTTGCGCTCCGGGTTCCAGGTCACCCAAATCTCAGACCCTTCCTCGCGGACGGTCGGAATGGCCTTGGCCCACGCTGTTTCAGACACCGGCTCGGCCTCGTCCACCCACAGCAGCCGAATGCGCGCCTTAGACTTGATGCTGTCGAGGTTGTGGCGAAGGCCTATGAACGCGAACTCGATACGCTTGTCCTTGGTGCGAACGTAGGTTTCGCCGACCTCATAGGCCGCAGCCAGCCACGGTTCGGAAGCGATTGCGCCTTTCACCTCTGCAAGCGAGCTTTCGGCCAGAGAATTCATGAACTCGCGGCCACACACTATGACGCCGGGCTTGTTCTCTCTGGCGAACCGCAGTCCCCATACGGCTGACATCTTGGCGAACGAGCGGGTCTTGCCCGAGCCACGGCCACCGTACGATCCTCTGTACATGGCCTCGCCGGCAAAAACCGGGATGAGCTTCGGAGGCAGCTCAATGCGCTGCGTGGTCATCGCTTACGATTGACGGGGCGACAAGCTCGATACGGCTGACGGAAACCGTCGCGTCTACTTCAGCCTGCATATCGATTGCAGCGAGCTTCGGCTTCTCGTAGCCGATAGCAGCGGTGGCGGCGGCAAGGCGGTCCTTGATCGGGTTCGACGTGTCCTTGTAGACGGTGATCAGGAACGCGTGAGCATCGCCCTTGAACGGCTCTGGCAGCGCCTCATCGACAGCCTTCATGACCTGCTCGACCTTCTTCAGGCGCTCAACGGTCTTGTCCGCCTTCGATCCAGGCTTGCGGCCTGCGTTAGGCCTTGCTCCACCGCGCACTTTTGAATCCTGTTTGAATGTTTTGATTTTTAATCAATTCGTGTTGCACGTGAAACGTTCATCGCGCCAACAGCAGACCAATGCCGACGAGCGCCGTCTCTGTCTGCGCGTTTGGCGGTCCTAGTGGTGTCAGCGCTGTGATGAGCGCTCCCGAGCTTGTGCAGCGTTTCGGGGGCGTCATTGTATCTGGAATGTCGCGGTGCTTTGGGCGCAGTGCACCCGGCCAGGGTCTCAGCGTTTTCGATCCGCCTTGCCCGATGGTGGGTATCGTCTGGCTCATACTCGAGGCCCACTAGGGTCCACCCAGATTCAGCCCTATGCGTGTTCGGGGGGCGCAGTCAAGAGTCGGCGATCATTTTTCCGGCCACGGCGTGATGCTTTGGCCCTGCGCCTCGAGCGTCATGAGCACGCGGATAGCCTTGGGCGGGATCGCAGCAGTCCCACGGCTGCGTTCAACACCGGCATCCCAATTGGCAACCTGGCTCCGAGAGCAATCGAGCACTCGGGCAGCTTCCTCCTGCGTATAGCCGAGCTGCTTTCGCCAGCGCTTGAATGCGGTGTCCTTCATGCCGTCTGGCTAGCACAACACAAAAAAAAGAGCAACTGTTGCATTACAGCTATGGACATTTGTGCAGCAGTTGCATACTATGGACGTGCATAAAGGCCGGAAGGCGCTCAGAACGCCCCCGGCCCGCGTCTCACCAACCCACATCATGGAAAGGAAGACACATGACTATTACCACCAATGGACGTTTGCTCGCAATCGCAGCGGGCGCGGCGTTCGTCTACGGCGAACTTCGGATCATCCTGGGAGACCATCTCACGGACCCGACGCAGTGGAACACCTACGTGCAACTCACCGTCCTCATGGTGTTCGGCACGATCTGCGCCGGCCACTTGGTCGGTACGGCTCTCAAGGCTAAGCACTGGGCGGCCGCGGTCGGCTTCACGGTGCTGTTCCTCGCAGGGACGGGCCTCGTGGTGTTCAATTCGGTCGGCCGGCAGGCCGAGGCCACCATGCTGACGGTCTCGCAGGCTGACGATGCCGCAGAGCGCCGGGTTGCCGTCAAGGCGTCCCTCGCTCGGGCCGAAGCCATGCTGACGGAAGCCCAGGCTAGCCTTGCGCGCGAGTGCAAGACCGGCAAAGGCAAGCGGTGCGAAGGTATCGCGGCCACGATCGCGGTCTACGAAGCCGCCGTGAAGGGCCACGTTGCCGATCTGGAGAAGCTCGGACCGGCGCGCCCGGTCAACGCCAAGGCTGCCGAAGGCGCGAAGATCGCCGCCCTGTTCGGGGCGAACGAGTTGAAGGCCAAGGCGGCTCTGATGCTCATCGAGCCGTTTTTCTGGACGCTGTTCTTCTCGATCGGCTCCATCGTCTCGATCGGCTTCGCTTTCCGCCACGCCATCACCGAAACGGCCCCGGGCAAGATCACCGACGAGGAGATCAAGGAGCTCAAGAAGGTGATCTCGAACGATACCGATCCGCTGCCCCCGACCAAAGCCATC